TCGCTCAGCCGTTCCAACTCATCAAAACCGGCAAGGCTCTTGCTTGCATCCTTGACCTGCTGGGCGGTTTCTTCCGCGGCGCTGCCCACGCCGGCGACACCGGCAGCCGCATCCGATGCGGCAGAAACCGTTGTGCCGGTCAGGAAAGAAACCAGCTGCGCAATGTAACCGAACACGGTTGCCGCCGCGCTGGCCAGCGCCGTCAGCGCCGGGGTCAGGACCTGGATCAGCGGGGCTGCAGCGGTCTGCGCTGCGCCGCTCAGGTTTCCGAGCGCGGTGCGGAGCGATGCCGAAGACAGCAGCGCCTGCCCCATGTAATTGGTCATGTTACGCAGACCGGCACTGATCACATTGAATACCAGTGCCCCGGCCGCAATGCTTCCCAGGCGGTTCAGGAAGGTCTGTAAGCCTTTACCGCTCTGTGCCAGGCTGCTGGTGATCTTGCCGATCCCCGACTTGACCAGTGTTCCGAAGGTCTTCAGCACAGACCTGGCGCCCTTCTGCAGAGTGGAGAACGCTCTGGACGCCGCGCCTCCGATTGCCGCAGCGATCATGCCGCCGGTGTTGTTCCCGGTCACACCCAGATTGCGCAGCTGATCATTCAAGTCCTGTGTCCGGCCGCGCAGTGCCTCCAGTTCGCCCTGCAGCTCCGTATATCTGGCGCTGCTGGTGCCGCCAGCGTCATCCGCAGCCTGCTTCATCTGCTGTACCGTCTGGTTGACCTGGTACTGTTTGGCGCGCAGCTGCTCCGCGTCGGCGATCATCTTCTGATAGACCTGGTCACTGGCCATAGCGGCCGCATACTGCTGCTCAACCGCAGCATTGTTTGCCAGGTCCGTCTGGGTCGGCTTGTAGGTCACGAGCTGCGCATCAAAGGGAGCGCGTGCCTTTGCCTCATACTCGGAGATCTTGTTCAGCAGGGCGTCATACTGCTGCTGCAGCTTGCCGGCCTCGGCCTGCGCTTTCTGGAAATCCCGCGCAGAATTTTTCCCGGCTGCAGACGCACGGTTCTCAATCTCGGTCAGCTCCTGCACAATAGGGGACATTGCTTCGCGGGTGGCTTCCATCTGCTGTTCCAAAGCCTGGATCTCCCGGCCATGGAAGGCGCGTTTGACTGCGTTGGCCACTTCGGTCACCACAGTTTTCAAAGCGCGGCAATCCTTCATCAGCTGGCTGTTGTCCAGCCGGGTATTGATGCGCACGCTTCCGCTTACAGACAAATTCATCACCCCTTTATGCAGTGCTTAATCAGTGCTTATACAGTGTTTATTTCCGGCCGTCGAGCAGCTCCTCCAGCCGCCGTTTTTCGGCCAGTTCGGCGTCGCTCAGCCGCTCCCGCAGATCGACCTCGGATCTGTGGTCGCGGTAATATTCCCGTTCCCACTTATCCAGCGGTTTGTGATTCTGCAGCTTATTTCGGATGCTGACCACAGTCGAGAGCGGTCCCTCCCCAACGGCGGAAAAATAGCCCAGGAAAGTGAACCAGTGCAGGTACGGCAGGCTGCGCACGTCGCACCCGGCCACCTTGTTGACCCCGGACGCGATCATCGAGGCATCCTGCTGCCAATCCATCAGCCGGCGCGGCGGTTTCCGATTCTGGGGCGGCAGCTGCCCGCCTTCGATGAACTCCGCCAGTTTTGTCATCGCTTCGCTGTAGTCGCCTTCCGGTATACTGGCAAAATCTTCATAGAACAGCGCCATGGCGATGTACCACCGCTCCATCTCGCTGTCATTCGGGTCGGTCAGGTGGTCGATGATATCCAGCACATCCCGGAAGTCGGTGTTCACACGGTACGGCGTCCCGTCCACCGTCACCACTTCCGGCAGATCCCAGCCGTTCACTTCGCAGCCTTGGCTGCCGCACGGCGCTGGGCGCGGTTGGCAGCCGCCTTGGCAACGGCGCTGCTGGCCTTATCTTCAATGCCGCGCTTGGCGCCGGCTTCGATGATGGGGGTCAGCGCCGCCAGCAGGTTCGTCACGACCCGCTCGCCATTGGTGGCGGCCGCCGCCAGGTTCACCCCGCCCAGAATGCGGTCAAAATCGTTTTCCGGGCCGAACACCTCGGACAGCAGCGATTTGATTTTGACGTCATATTCCCGCAGCACCTTCAGGAATGCCGCGGCCTTATCCTCATCGCTTGCCGTCTCATCACGCAGCGCCTGCTGGCGCTCACCGATTTCCTGATCCATCTCGATCAGGCGGTCCCGCGCCTCAAAAAAGCGGTTATACACGTTCGGGTCGGACGGGTTGAAACGCAAAACGCCGCCCCCGGCCGCCTCGCCGCCGTTGATCTCGAATTCCTCTACGCCGGTATCAATGTTCAGTTTGACCATGGATATTTCCTCCCTGTTCAGAGTGATAATGCCTGATCCAGGCATCACAAATGCGCCCCTGCTTACCGCAAAGGCGCATCTTGTCATAACTGGATCAAATCCGGGTCAGCTGCCGCCGCCGGAATCCGCAGCGGTGAACGTCTTGGTCTGCACGTTGAAGGTCCCCTTGGTCTTCACACCGGTGTAGTGCACGTTGAAGGGGATCTGGTAGCCGGTCGTATCGCCGCCGTAGCTGGTGATCTCGATGTAGCACTCTTCCTTCACCGCGGGGAAGGCCCCGGACTGTTCTGTTTCCCACAGGTGGACTTCCACAATGTCGGTCTTCAGGTCATCCAGCAGCAGGTCGCCGTCGATGATCTCCTGCAATTTCTCAAACAGCGGGCTGTCCTTGTCGGCGTAGTACGGCTCCACCGAGCCGGACTTGTCGTAGCTGGAGATCTTGATGCTCTTCTGGCCGAGGATGTTGTTGGTGGTATCGACCTGGGCGTTCATCTCGGCGCTGTACTCTTCCAGGTCCTGGCCGAGACGCTCATACGAAGCCGTTCCAGCCGCCTGGCCGAAACTCGCGTTCAGAAAATGCGCCATGTATTTGCGTTCGATCTTTGCCATTGGCTTTCACCTCATTTCTTCACTTGAATTCATCGGGATAAAACTGCTCAAACGTGACCGAGAGCGTTACCATGTAGATCGCCGTGCCGCAGCCATCAACGCTGAACAACTGCCCGTTCTGGGCACTGGCCCGCGCCGACGTCTGGGTGTTGCCGAAATTCGGTACGAGCCTGCGGGCATTCTGCTCCTGCACCCAACGCTGAAAGCCCATCAGCCAATCGGCGTTGATCTTGGCCGCCACATCATCCTCCGCAGATTTTTCGAAGGTGAAGTACAGGCCAAAATTGTACTGGTTGGTCAGCGTGACATCACCCAGGATGGTCTCAGTTCGCTCTACCTCCTGCAGACCCTGCGGGAACACAGCGCCGTTGGAGGGGATCTGGTCGGTGTAGTCCACCTGGAAATTGCCCAGGATGTTATACCCCGTGTAGGTCTTCAGCCAGTCGATCAGGCGCTGAAGGTCCGTTCTGGTTTCGGTATCCTGCATTATTTTGCCCTCCTGTCCAAATATCGCTGCAGGTCGGCGGTCATGGCCGCCCCTTCGAAAGCAACGACCGTCTCATCCCAGTATGGCCCTGCCATGGGGTTCTTGGTGCGGGTGTAGTTCAGCGGGTTCCCGCTGCGGGACAACCCTTTGTAGATATACACCGCATGCGGGGCCTGCGTTACGATCTCCGGGACACGAATATCAGTCTGCGCAATGGTTAGCTTGATGGTGGCGCCGCTTCGGTATGGCATGTACCGCTGGATACGGCGCAGCACGTTGGCCGTGTGGAACATCTGCGCTTCACCTTTTTCGCCCAGTCCCAGCTGGTCGATGATTTGCTTTCCTGTGGGCAACTTGATTTTCACGTCAACGTCCATCTCAGGCCCCCGCCTCCACGTGACACGGCTCCCCGTGCCAGAACTTCTGTTCCACCCAGTTGACGGTGACAACGTCATAGACGTTCGGCAGGAGCTTGCTCCACTCCTCCCGCGTGGCGATTTCCGGCCCGACGCCGGCAACCACGCGGTCGCCTGCCATCAGCACATAAGTGCCAGCCACGTCGTCGGCTTCGCCGGGCATGACCCGCGCCGCCGTTTTCTGCGGGATGATCAGCAGATACTCGCTGCTGCGCCTGGCGCCGTCCTCGTTCACGGTCTTGCTGCGGCGCGTTTCGTAGTACACGCCCTGCAGCACAGTCCGGCGGCAGGAAAACGGGTTTAACACTGTATGGTACACCGTCACGGTCCTGTCGCAGTGCGGGTACGTCAGAGGCGGCCCCGTTGCATGATATCTCAGCATTCAGCCGCACCCCCTGTACACATCGGCATACAGGCACAGGCAGCGGTAAAACTCCTGTTCCTGCGCCGCGGGCGACGTATCCGGGGCGCTCACCGCGGCCCGGCTCTCGCTCACACTGCCCACGCTGGCGCTCTGGATCGCGCCGCCCTCGGCCTGCAGACGCTCGAAAGCGTACATGGCGTCGGCGATCGCGCACACCGCCATGTCCCGGCTGCTCGGCTCGATCCAGGTCACCGTGTAGATCCGCTCATACCGCGCAACCTTGGTGCCGGCGTCCCGCTGTACATCTGTCCAGGCGTCCTGCGGGATCGAAGATCCGCCATACTCGACGGTATAAAAGCTGTAGTTCGTCATGCGTCAGCCCTCATCCGCCTTGCGGCGGGGCTTCCTGCCGGCCGGCTTTTTGTCAGGCTCGGCAGCGGGTTCGCTTTCGGCCGTGGCAGCGGGTTCGGCGTCCGGCTCTGCGATGGTGCTGATGTCCGCATCCACGGTGCCAGCCTGCGGCCGGCCTTCCTGGCTGGCGCCAGCGGGAACCGTAGCCAGGGGTGTCGGATCAGGGATAAAGCCTACACGTTTCATCCGGATCAGCCTCCTGCCACGGGTTTGTAGCTGGCGTACACGCCGGCCAGCTTGTTGGCGTAGAGGTCCGCGATGCTGACCAGGCGGTAGCCGTACTTGTAGGCGTCGCCGTCCTGGTTGGCATCCGGGGTCACGATCTTGGGCGCGGCGTGCTTGTGGTACTGGATGACAGCGGGCTTGTGCACGATGACGAAGTTCAGGTCGGACGCACCGTCCGCCTTCTTGTAACCGCCAGCTTCCTCGCCGGTGCCGCCGGAGAGCTGGTCGATGGCCGTATGGAACCGCTTCTGCGGCACCTTGACGATTTTTGCGAAGCCGGTCAGGATCTCGCGGCTCTTGGTGGTGTCCAGGTCCGAGATCATGCCGTACAGCGTAGGCGTGATGTACAGGTACCGGTCGCCTTCCGAGACCTCATCCTCATCCATGGCGGTGGTGGCGGCGCGCAGCGCAGCAACCACGGCCGCGCCATCGGCCAGGGTCTCCTCCTTCTTGCCGATGCCGGTCTTGGAGCAGTAGGTCGCAAACCGGAAGGCGTCGATCTCCGGGCCGACCTTCGTGCGGATGAACTCCGCCGCCAGGCGGCCGAAGGCGATGCCCGCCGTCTCCAGGTCGTCCATGGAATCGACCCAGAACATGCGGCCGCGGTCGAAGTTGCACTTGACTGTCTCGTTTTTCAGGGTCACATCGCCCTGCACATAGCCGCTGTTACGGCTGTAGTCGGCCAGGCCCTGCATGTCCATCATGGGGATGATCAGCTCGTTGGCGTTGGCGCCCTGCTGCACCAGCTCCGGCGCGCCGTCCAGGTCGCTAGTCAGCACCTCGCGGGCATAGACCTCATCCAGCAGCGGCACATAGCTCTTTGCCAGTTCGATTGCATTTGCCATAGGTTTTTTCCTCCTTATTTCTGATCGGCCGCCTTGTCAGGCAGGCCCATCGCACGGCGCATGGCCACATCGCGGTTGGTGGTCTGGCGGACAGCAGCGGTGCCTGTCCCGGCCGCATAGGGCGGCGGGGTCTCCACCGGCTCAAACAGATACCCGCTGTCCTTCTGCAGCGCATCCAGGGCGGCGTCGATGTCCTGGTCCTGGTTCTTGCTGCCGCGCAGGGCGTCCATATCCAGCAGCGCCTTGATGGCCTTGGGGCTGCGGCCGCGCCGCTTGCCGATGGCGCCGTCCAGCCGCGCGTCAAACTGCACGGCGGCCACGCGGGCATCGGCATCCTTCTGCGCCTGCTCCGCCTTGGTCTGCCAGTCGGCGGCGGACTGGCGGATCGCGTCGATGTCCATATCC